GGCCTGTACCGGTTGTTCGATTTGCGGCAGGATTTGGCCGATTTGATGACGATTGCTCGTGATTCGCCGGTGGTGGAGGGTTCTACGGGCCAGTCGCGGTTGCATCCGGCGTGGTCGCAGGCTGACCGGTTGCGGGCTGAGGTTCGGGCGTTGGAGGACCGGTTTGGGTTGTCGCCGCAGGCTGGCGCGAGGCTTGGTATCAGTGTTGTGGCGGCTAAGCGGTCGTTGTCCACACTTGTGGACGACGTTGTGGACGATGCTGTCACGTAGCCCACAACAAGACGCACCCACCCTCGGCCCCACCATCATCCGATGGATGGAAACCAACCTCGTCTACGGACCCGGCGACCTCCAAGGCAAACCCTACCAAGTCGACCCGTTCCTCCACCCCATCCTCAACGACCTCTACCGGTACAACCCCAAAACCGGCCGCCGCACCGTCCGCCGGGCCCTCATCGGAGTCGCCAAAGGCAACACCAAATCCGAATTCGCCGCCGCCGTCGGCCTCGTAGAACTCGCCGGACCCTGCCTCATCGACCCGCAAGGCAACCCCACACTCCGCAACGACCCCGACATCATCGTCGCCGCCGCGTCCTACGAACAAGCCGACCTCGTCTACTCGGCAGCACGCACCATGTCCGAACCAATCTGGGAGTTCATGGACGGCCCCTACGACACACAGATGCTGCTAGCCGACGACCCCGGCCGCCTCTACCGGGTCGCCGCCGTGCAAGGCGCCAACGACGGGAAACGGCCCACGTGTGTCATCTGCGACGAGCTGCACGAATGGGTCGACAACAAAGAACGAGTCCACACCATCCTCACGAACGGTCTCACGAAACGCCAAGACTCGCTCGAGCTGTCCATCACGACCGCCGGCCACCGGTTGGAGTCGGTGTGCGGCAACCTGTACCAGTACGGCAAACGGGTCGCTTCCGGTGAGGTCGTCGACCCGTCGTTCGTGTTCTACTGGTGGGAAGCCGACGACACCTATCAGCCCGCCGACCTGGACGACCCGGTACGCCTGCGGGAGGCGACCCGCCAGGCCAACCCGGCGTCGTTCATCGACATCGAACGGGTCGTCGCCCGCTACGAAGTCGACCGGCTGCCACCCTACGAGTACATGCGCTACTACTGGAACCGTTGGACCTCCGCCGACAAACAGTGGCTGCCCGTGGGCGCATGGCCCATCCTCCAAAAGCGGCGTGTCGTCGAAGAAGGCGAGCCGATAACCCTCGGGTTCGACGGCTCCTACAATGGCGACTCGACCGCCCTCGTCGGATGCACCCTCGACGGCCACATTTTCGCGGTTGGGATTTGGGAAAACCCGGGCGACCCCGACTGGCGGGTGCCCCGCCACGAAGTGATGGTCGCCGTCGACCAGGCGTTCACCCGCTGGCAAGTCCTCGAAATGGCCTGCGACCCGTTCGGGTGGGTGAGCGAACTCGGACAGTGGGAAGACCAGTACGGTGTCCCACCGATAACCCAATTCGCGACCAACCAGAGGACGAAAATGGCCGAAGCCTGCTCGAGGTTCTACACGGCTGTCCTCGAGGAGGAGGTCACGAACGACGGCGACGTGCGCATGTTCCGCCATTTCGAAAACGCAGTGGTGAAAGAAACCCCCGACGGGGCGTACATTGTGAAGGACGGCAGGGAGAGCCCCCGGAAGATAGACGCGGCGGTGGCAGCGGTCATCGCCTACGACCGGTCAATGGCATACATCGAAGCGTCCGACCCCTCTATCATGCTCATATGACAAGAACCCTCGGGATAATCGCCGGTGTGCTCATCCTGTGCGCCGGCCTCTGGACGCTCGGCCCCACCATCGGGCTCATCGGAACGGGAACGGTTATCATAACCGTCATGGTCCTATCCGAAGACGACGAGGCATGATGCGACTGCTCGGCAGGCTCACCCCAACCCCACCCAACCAGAACGCCCGACAAGTAGAACTGTTCCCCACCTGGGCGGCCGGTACCAGCGAAGGCACCGCAGACTCGTTTATCGGTTCGGTCCGTTCGGCGTACAACCGCAACGGGGTCGTCTTCGCATGTATCCAAGCCCGCCTCCGCGTGTTCGCCGAAGCCCGCTTCGCGTGGCGCCGATACGAAAACGACCGGCTATTCACCAGCAGCGCCCTCGACCTGTTCCAACGGCCCTGGCCCGGCGGCAACGAACAAGACCTGTGGAAACGGATGCTCCAAGACGCCATCCTCGCCGGGAACTCGTATGTGCATCGTCCCCGCGGCGACTCCCCATACATGCAACGGCTCCGCCCCGACCGGGTGCTCGTCCTCACCGACGGCACCCAAAAGGTCGGCTACGAATACCATCCCAACGGTATCGGCGCCGGACCCGTCAACACCATGATGCTCGAGGAGGTTGCGCATTGGGCTCCGATACCCGACCCCGAAAACAACTTCGTGGGAATGTCCCCGTTGCGGGCCGTGTCCCAAGCGGTACGAACCGACAACAAAATGTTGGGCCACCAGGAACGGTTCTTCGACAACGCGGCGACCCCGAACATGGTCGTCACCGTCGACCGGGTCCTCACATCGGAGGCCCAAGACCGGCTCCAAAGCACGTTGACGGCCCGCCACGAAGGGGTCGGTAACGCCTACAAGACGATGGTCCTCACCGGTGGCGCCGACATCAAAACGGTTGGCCTGTCCATGACCGACCTGGCGTTCGCCGAACTGAACAAACAGACCGAAGTGGAAGTCGCCGCGGCGTTGGGTGTGCCGCCCATCATGGCCGGGCTCATCGCCGGTATCGAAGCGTCCACCTATTCGAACTATCAGCAGGCGATGCGCCAGTTCGTCGACCATACGATACGCCCCGACTGGTCGTCGTCCGTGCAGGCGTTACAGCAAATCACCCAGGCGCCCGGCGGGGCCGAACTGTGGTACGACGACCGCAAAGTCGCCGCACTGCAACAGGACGCCCTCGACGCCGCCGAAATCCTGTCACGTAAAGCACTGACAATCGAATCGCTGGTCCGTGGAGGGTACGACCCGGACACGATTGTGCCCGCTGTCGACTCCGGCGACTTCACAAACCTTGTCCATACCGGCCTGTTCTCCGTCCAGTTGCAACCACCCATGGCAGAAACACCCGAACCCGAACCTGTAACCCCACCCTCCAATCCGCTAGACTCAACCCCATGACCACGACACTTCACCGGGTCACACTCCAACCCGACCTCGAAATCCGTGCCAAAGGCGACGGGCGGACCATCCACGGTCTCGCCGTCCCATTCGACACACCCACCCTCATCAACAACCGGCTCGAGGGCAAGTTCTGGGAGACGTTCCGCAAAGGCGCGTTCGCTCGGACTATCACGTCGGGGAAAACGCTGCCGCTCAACCTGTTACACGACCGCACCAGTCGCCTGCCCATCGGCGTGGCGACGGTCACCCGCGAAGACGCACGGGGCCTCTACCAAGAGTTCCGCGTGTCCGAAACGGCCACCGGTGAAGAAGCGTTGGCGCTCATCCGAGACGGAGTGCCCCTCGGTCTCAGCATCGGGTTCTCACCCGACGAGGACCGCTGGTCCGCCGACCGCGACGCCGTCGAACGGCTCGCCGTCGCTTTGAACGAAACAAGTTTGGTGAACGTCCCAGCCTACGAATCGGCCCTCGTCGAAGGGGTCCGGTTCGCAGACTTCGTCACACCAGAACCAGACAACCAGGAGCACGACCCCGACCCCGAACCCACCATCACCATTGTGGATGATGCCGGTTCCGAGTCGCACGTCCCCTCCGACGACGGCACACCCCCCAACAATGGGGAGTCCCCGCGTGACCGACGTTACGAACTCGTAGACGCGAGCCGTAACAGATATTCACGACTCGAAAAGGACTCTCGAAAGTGGAGTACACCCTCGAACAGGCGCTAGCCCGCGCCAAGACCGTCGCTGAGGAAATCGAACGTGTCGGAACGAAAACCGACGAACAGTTCACCGAAGCCGACGACACCTACCTGCAAGAAATGGCCGACGAACTCGAGAAGCTCGACGACCATATCCGCCAGTTGCGCCGCGAAGCGCTGGTCACTTCCGTGAAGGACCGTGTACGTGGCGACAACCCGACGCCGGCCCCGGAACCAGAAATGGATTTGGACCCGGCCCGCGAACCCGACTCGACTCGTAGTCTCGACACTACGTTCTCGAACCCGTGGAACACCGACGAGGTTCACCGTTGGGGCCGCACCGATGTGGCTATCGGCTCCGAGTTGAAGGCCCGTGCCAAGTCCGCTATCGAGCGGATGCCTGGTGCGACGGCGGCGACCCGCGAACACGCCACGAACATCATCGAACAGTTCGACGATTCGCGTGGCCGCATCGCCGAACTCGCTTTGGCGATTTCGTCACCCGCCTACACGCGGGCGTTCTTCAAGATTGCAGCGAACCCGCTGTCGGTCATGTTGGACGACGACGAAAAGGCCGCGGTGAACCGTGCCGGCCAGGTGGCCCGTGCCATGTCCCTCACCGACAATGCTGGTGGCTATCTGGTTCCGTTCCAGTTGGACCCGACCGTCATCATCACTTCGGATGGGACCCTGTCCGAAATCAGGCAGATTGCCCGAACTGTGGTCGCTACCGGCGACGTGTGGAACGGCATTTCGTCTGGTGCGGTGTCGTTCTCATGGGACGCCGAAGCCGCCGAAGTGTCCGACGACACGACCACGTTCGCTCAGCCGTCCATCCCCATCTACAAGGGTGCGGGGTTTGTGCCAATCTCAATTGAGGCGGCACAGGACGAAGCGAACAGCCTCTTCATCCTGGCGCTCCAGGCGGGCCAGGTCCTCCCAGCGTGAGTGGCAGATCAACATGTCGCCCACCTGAAACGGGACATCCTGCAACTGGCTGGTGATCGCCTTGCCGCCTCGATAGATGCTGAGCAAGCTCAAGCCGTATGTCTTGCGCAGTAACAAATCGCGCACGGTCTTGCCGACATGCGGTGAGTCGGGTGGGATAACAATCTCGGCGATGCCTGCAATGGCGCGGGCGAGCAAGTGACGAAAGTCTTTCAGTTTCGGTCGTAGGATCAGATTGCCGGCGGCAATGAACTTGTGCAGTTCGTCGTGTTCGGCGATAACGGCGATCGTTGCCGGCGCCGCAATCGGGGCATCCATTGAAGGTGAGACGATTGTTTTCCCGGCGTAGTGTGAAGCAACGATTTTCGCCTCGTACTCACGTTGGATGGTTCGGATGTCATAGCCGACCAGCGGGCTGCCGACGGGGACTTCCAGTTCGCGTATCGCCGCATCTATGCCGTGGACATGACGCATGTAACGGGCTGTGCCGGCACCCCGCGGACGTCTC